TTGGGATTTCCCTGTGCATCATATACGACAGTGTTTCTTCCACCTGAATTTTGCTCGATCGACTTTCGATAGCCATCCGTTGCGATAATGGTTAAGTCACTTACATTTTGTTGGTATTCTTGTGCTAGGTCTTCGAGAGCACCATCGTAGTTTACCAACAAAGCTGCTGCCTCTTCCGCAGAATTCTGTGCATTTGTAGCAGATTGGATAGCTTGTTGAGAACTTGCCAGTGCCTCTGTTGCAGAGTTCTGTGCATCAATAGCGGATTGAGCAGATTGCTGCGAGCTTGCCAAAGATTGCGCAGCGGCAGCGTTACTTTCATCATTAAGCCTCTGCAGCTCTGCTGCAGATATAGAGCCAACATTAGAGTTTATTTTTATAACCTGACCTAACCTATCTTCTAGGCCACGAGATTTACTAAATGTGATTTTAAGCATAAGAAGTCACCGTATTATTTATATATACCTTACCACCAACAATCTTAGATACCCTACTATTATTGTTTATAAGTATATCATAATAGCCTAGCAAACTAGAGCCAGACTTTGAGTTAGATATTAGAGACGAGGTTTGTTCTTTTGTCAAGTATATCGCAAATTCCCCTTTAGAAGGGTTTGTTATGTTTACCTGAAACTGGGCTAATAATTCAGAAGAAAAATCAGCCTCTTTTTTGATTTGTGCTTTTATCCATAAACTAGTACTTAAATCTTCATAAGTAGAATTACCTTGAGCATCAATATGCTCAAGGGTAATATACGTTTGAAAATCGGTATTTTGGTCTATAAATAAATCAAAGGTTGGATTGTTGTTCATAAAATTCCTTAATTAACTATGATACCTATCTTATCTTCAAAAGATTTAAATAATAAATTTACACTTGTTTGTGAGTTTATTGGGTAACCATTTGTGCCTGTAAAATTTGGTGATATTCTATAAGAAGCGGTAGCTTTATATAGATATGCTCGATCTATTCCAGGATTAATATTATCATTAAATACTATGGTTCCCCTACCATAATACCTAGCACTTGGTGGGAAATCCCAATTACCGGGAATACCTTCGCCTTGTTCTTTAGACCAATTAGTTATCGAAACAGCCCCACTAGCAATAGATACATTATCACGGTATATACGTACAGAACTAGTATAGGCGGCGAATGGGTCTAAAGTTTCAGGAAGTCTTGAAGATAATTCAAAGTTGTCTTCAGGAAAGTAGTCATATATTAGGTCTACTATAGCAGTTAGTTCTCTAACTCTACCACCTGAATTATGTGTAAATTCTACAACTCTAGGATTACCAGTAGTTGAAGTGCCTTGATGTGATTCTACTATACTACCTTGGAAGAACGTATTTTTAATAAATCCTATACCATTTTTCTTTATCCAAAAGATACCATTAGTATCATTTTGAGTACCTGAGCCCGCCCATATAGAATAATCACCCGGCCCACCTACTATTGTCCTAAACCCGGTGCCGGTATCTGTTATAAGTTGGCCCCCCATAATTAAAGGAGCAGTTATAGAGGTACCAGCAACAAACCTATCTCCTGATATAGTTCCCGTAGCTATCATATCTCCATGTACTACAAACCCTGGAGATACCCAGGCGCTACCATTATATCTTCTAGTATTTGATACTTTAGTATCGGTTGATTTAAAGATAGTAACCACATCATCTTTTACTGGAACACCACCTGGTGTGGCAGAATTAGCTATAGAATCTGACCAAGCCCCAGTAGAACTAGATATTACATAAAATCCGGCACCTCGAGTACCATCAGATCCATCATCACCTTTAGGGCCAGTCTCCCCCTTAACTTTGAACACTGACCAAGCAGTCCAAATACCATTATATTGCTCTCTCTGGGCCATCCAAATAGTAGAGGTAGAACTAGTAGAAGACCAGTTAGCAGCGTTATTAGTAGGATCTCCAGGCGAACTAATAACAGAAGAATACTTAATTTCAAGACTAGAAGTGTCAGTCATTTGTCTAGGAGTTGTCCACGAGCTTGTCTGTGGAGGCTCACCATTAGAAGTAAAGATACGAGTACTCGACCATAAAATAGTTTTGCCAGAAGGTATACCATCACTCCAACCAGAAGGTACAGGACTACTAAAAGTACCACCAGTAGGTGTCGAAGGTGTAGAGTTAGACCTTAAGAATACTATAGATTTAAAGGCTGAGTATCCACTTGCACCATCAACACCATTCTGTGCCAGCACTTTCACTGCCGCCCATTCACCTGCCGAAATGGTATCGGTCTCACTCGCAGAGACAGCGGTAGCTGTGGTTACATAGAGAGGATTACTCCCAGCAGGTACAGTTTGTGTCCAACCGTTGTTAACCCCGGACAATACACCACTACTAAAGGTATATGTTGTGGTTTCACTTGGTAGCGCAGGTGTGGTAGTACTTCTTCGGTACAAGAATACTGTTGCACTGTTGAGCCCATCAGACCCATTTGTTCCGTTTTGAGCTAAAACAGTAGCCCCGGCCCATTCATTGCTTGCAATGGTATCCTTGTCGCCTACTGAACTCGCTGTAGCTGCTGTTACATATATAGGGGCTGTCCCCGCTGGAATTGCTTGCGTCCAACCATTGTTAGCACCAGTAAGTGTCTTGGTGGAAAAAGTATAAGTGGTAGTGACCGAGGGGAGAGGAGGTGTACTTGTACTTCTTCGATACAAGAACACAGTGGCGTTGTTTAAACCGCTTGCACCATCAACACCTCGCGATCCAGTAAATTGGATGGGTGTTTGCCAGACAGTACCGTCTTCCAATTTACCTGATATTTCGTTTAGTTCGCCCTGAGAAGCCCACACAACATTACTCGGGTCTGATATAGCTACTGGTACCTTAGACCAACCAGAAGGTGGATATAAATTACCTGTAGGAGTAGCAGGACGTACTGAAGCCTCTTTATATACCCAAACAATACGTTTAGCTACTAAATCATCTAAATCTATACTCCCTAAAGACGTTCCTATCTGAACCTCTCCAGATATTGTCATTCTAGTTCCGTCCCATCTAATATAACTGGAAGAGTTTCCTATGTCTAACTTATACTTACCAGAGGTATTATCCATGCCCATCCACAGGCCTGCCACAGAACTACCGTATACTTTCCCTTCGGAATATAAGGCGGGATTATCCTTACCTGTAAAGTTTGTTAAGACAAAATCAGCAGCATTAATTTTCTTAGTAATTATACCACCATCTACAGATAATGTACCAGTACTACCATTTAGTTGAATAGGGAAGGTACCATCAGGATTTTGTTGACCTAGGCCGAAGTTACCACTTACAGCATCTAAAAGGAATGTTGGTTTACGTATACTACCTTCCAATCTATAACCTTTTATACCTGCATATGTTGTCTCTACTAGACTATTTCTGGTAAATGAGGATTCAAGATTAGTACTCTCATTTATAAGTATATCTAGGACATTAGAATCAGCTACGTTGTTAGGGGCTTCCCCAAAGGAATAAGCTCGTACCATAAGTTTATACGGAACTTTATATGGAAAGCCAGTTAATATAGCATCTGTAGAGTTTCCAACAGATAACTTTTTAGCTGTAGCCCACCTGTCAGAAACATTAAGATCAAATTCCTCTTTAGTAACGTACCATATAACAAAAGATTTTATCCCAGCCTTTCCATTTTTATCCCAATTCCAAGATACTTTAACATCATATCTTTCAATCCCATCATTAACTTTTGCATATTTTAATGTAACGTTAGACGGTGCTGAAGGGTTATTTAGGTTCGGAGTAACATCTATTACTTGAGGGTACTCAAAATAAGGGGATACTTCACTAATCTTACCTTCAGTAGTATACATTATCCCACGTACTCTTACTCTAAATTTACCAGAATAAGGGGGGCTAAGAACAACCTCTGTTGACATCTGTCCCGAATAGAAATTCTTCCAAGTACTAGTACCTTCTTGTAAATACTCAAACTCTACAGTTTCTGAAGCCCCATCTAGTTGAACTACTAAATTAGGTATAGATACTCCAATATCTACGTCAAGTTTATCGTAGGAAATATTTAAAATAACAGGGCCGGAGTTTGTTTCCACAGTTACGGGGTCTGAGGGTTCTATACCAAACATAGCAGATAGTATATCATCGTCCTGCATAGTATCATAAAAGGCCCCTCGAATTTCGTACTTAGTAGCTGGCATAAGATTATGTAAGATTGCCGCTGTGGTTTCAGCATCTACTTTAACCAAAGTAGGGGAGGCATTTGAACCTACTTCCTTAATCCAAAAAGCTCTCCCCAATATATCAGCATCAGTAGGTGTATTATTCCTAATGTATACCTTATTATACCCACCTTTAGCTTCCATAATAACCATTTTTCTTGGTTGAATGTTTTTCATAGTATTTTGCTCCAATTAGCTGAAACAGAGTTACCAGCACCTTCTGCTCGTATATTAAAGCGTAGCTCTCTGAATATACCTACAGAATTATTCTTATTTAAATAATCAGCTTTATTATTTATAAAAGTATAAATATAAGAGTCGGCTGGTGTATTTATAAGTTCTTCTCTTATAATATTATCAAAAGTATCTAATATTTGCAACCTATATTTTAAGTCAGTTACAGTAGTATCAATAGGATCCCAGGCAAGTTGCACAAAATTATTTATAAACCTATCAGTATATCCTGGTTCTAGATTAACTACCCTAAAATTAGGTACACCAGGAAGATAACTTGAGGGGTCCACATCTATAGTAATATAACGAGGAGCGCTAAAAGATCCTCTAGTAGAAACCGCTCGTATACCGAAAGTATAAGTACCTATGGGTAAATTAACTATATTATAGTTCACTCTACCCTCAGTACTTGGCTTAGGAATCCTATCAGCACCTTCACTACCTTCCCAAAATATTAAATAATAATCTACATCTTGTGATAGGCTAGGTAACCAACTAAGCTGCCCATTTACATTCTCCCCTGGTTCCTCTAATAAACTAGAAGGGGTGTATTGTATATCTCTTACGGGTAACACAGCAGGTTCAATATTAGTATCCTGTTCGTTACTTATATCAGCCTGACCACTATTAATAAATACATCTTTAGGGTATTCTCTAAACGTGGCCCTAATATTTCCGCTAGAATCAATTTCTATAGAATTTACTAAAAACTCTTTATTTACCCAAGAATATCTACTATAACTTAACGTTACATTATTATTAGGTAATATTGCCCCAATATAGTAGTGCGGTAAAGTAACAGAGACATTTTTAGCAGACCTAGACTTTCTAAGCTCTCGCTCAGTTAAACTACGAGCAGTATAGTAATTAGTTATATAAGGAAATGAAAGATTTAATTTCTTCTCTACACCCCTATCCTCTTCTTTAAACTTAGAATTATAGAATGTTATAGATGTAGTTTGCCAAGATTTACCAGGATCCGCAATACTAGCATTTACTGTATTATACTTAGAATTTCCTGTTATATCATCCACCTTTACTGTGCTTTTTGCTTCCTTATCCAAATCTATATGGTAAATAGGTTCATCATCACTTTCTACTTGTAAAATATATTTCCCACTATATTTTATTAGTGATCCTAATACCTGCCCTAACATGGAGCCAATATTTTTATGCACAGTCTGTTCTGTAGGAATAATACAGTTGGTTTGCATTATATGTCGATTCTCATTACCAGATATTCTTGGGTCTTTCCACCCTATATACCTCCAGAAAGGTACCCAATCCTGCTCATAACTAGTATCTAATAGATCGAATTTGGTAGCAACATCCTCCAAACTACTTAGAGAAAAATCGTTAGCCCCCAAAGACATACCATATCTAAAAGACCTTAGATAATCAAAAATCTGCCAAGCCATATTCGTGGAGGTGCTTACTCCTGGTATTATATTTCCATTTTTAACAGTATCTACTATTTTACCACAAACCTCGGCCTCTAGACTAGGTATAGCAGTGCGACCACCTTCTAAATCACTTAGTTTATAGTTAAAGATAACATAAGCGGTATCTAATAATTTAAAACTAGAGTCCCAATATTCAGGCCCAATGTTATTTAAACTTTGTAGATAAAACTCACCTGCTGCAGCCTTATCAACTAGTACTTGAGCTGCAGATTGATTAGATTTTCCATGATAAGTCCAAAAACGAATTTCTCCCTGCCCATCATCTAGTATATACTCTCTACCGTGTTCCGAAGGAGCATCTCTATTAGCCCCTCCAGGCACTACCGAATTATTTATAGTATCACCGCGCACTTTCTTTCTACCAAAACAAACTCTTTGCTCATCATCAGTATCATTTGTGCATATAATTGGGGCATCATCTAGATAGAAGTCATAAAATCCCTCTATCTCCCCCTCACAGATAGCATAAACAATCCAGACAGAGCTGGGATCATTTTTTTCGGTATCCGCAAAGATAGGAATTGCAGGTACTTTTTGTACCCCATAAACTACTGGAATAAACTTAGCTGATAGATCAAATCTAATATCTACTTCTTTGGTAACTATTTCAGTATATTCCTGCATTGAATAAGATTTCTTTAAACCAAACCACGAAGATTTTTTATTAAGTTTATATTTAGTTTCCTCTGTTTGGTATTGTGCTAATATATTAGTTGTTTTATTAGCGTGGAAAAACCCTTTATCAGCAGCATACTCTGGCCTCTTGGTTGCTGCCGAAGGCATCCAAGTACCGTTTTCCACTGTTAAACCTCTATGAGCTGCATCATCTGTTATTCGTCCAACAACCTGTTGGAAGTCCTGAAAATGGTTAGCGCATTCCCATTCTACCACAGAGCTGTTTTTCAAACCAGTAGAGTTATCTGATATAGAAGAACCTGTAATTATGCCCTCAAATAATACAATCTCTTCTCCTATAACCTCCTCAGTGCTAGGATCCATATATATTATAGAGATTTTTAATGTTTTATTTAGGAAAGATGAACCTCCCTCATCTAACGCAAGGTCAAGTTGTTCTTCATCCAGGCCACTCATGGATACTTTGACCTTATGTGCGGTGAGATCTTTTGTGAATTTTATATTTTTCACCGAGTTGACCACATTAGTTTTATATTCTATCCCATTGTGGGTAATATCTCTGGAAAAATCCGTATAATACAAATATACTGGATTTCCAACTGTACTGGTAGGCCTCTCCAATCGTATAAGATATGCTTTCAGCACTTTACTATAGTTTTTTAAAATATTAATCATTTATTATTTCCTCAGAAAATTCTAATTCGAAGGAGGAGTAATAGTTATCCACCGTAAATGTGTCTGAAAACTCTTCTGGCCTCTCTGGTACCAAAGTAAATAATACTCCGTTAAACTGTACCTTCTCTGTACCAACTGTTTCTCTAACTAGATTTGGGAAAATAGTTAACTTAAGAGTAGTGTTAACCTTCTCTACACGCAGTATCTTATATACTTTAGTAGAATTACTTAATTTAAATACATCCCCTATAGTAGGTAACTGATTACTAGTATAATTAGTTATATTAAGGGTATCCCCCTTCTGTCCCGCGGGGATTATCATACCGGTAGTATCAGAAGGTGCAGTATAAGATTGTAGATGAGGTATAAATACTTGAAAACGTTCGCCCCTATTTATACCTAAAAGATATTCTGAAATCAAAATATTATACTGTTCTTTGGTAAGGTCTTCATAGGACAAGGTTACGCCCCAATACTGTGCGGATCCTTTCACAGTATATACCTTACCTCCAGGTAATCTTTCTCTATATTGCGGATCATTATTTTTTATTGGAGCTCTTACGAACCCAGGAGCTTTTGGATTAGTAAGAGGGTCAGGTAATCTTATTGCCATTTCTTGTCCTCATAAGTGTTAGATACATTGAATATCTTATATTATATCTTGCAATATATCATACGTCAATAATTTTTATAAAAATACCCAGACTACGTAAATAGTCCGGGTATATACTATAGCTGTTCAAGCCTAGATAGAGTGTATCCTCTAGCATTTGCCTCAGCTTCTACCGCTGCATAGATGTCGCCTGCTCTATCAATAACAGACTGACTATCAATAGCAGATATATTGAATTGAAGTGTTGGGCTAGAACCAAAACCTGATTTAACAGTTTTCGCATCTTCGTTCTTAGTAACACTCATTCCCTGTATACTAGTACTAACTGGCTCAGCACCATGTTCACCGGTAATATACTTAACGTTAGGTGTTAGGGAGCTACCACGAGCACGAGGAATAAAGTCTTGTATTCCTCCTACACCTTGGCTACCTCTTAGATAACTGAGCTCACCCATAGTAGACCCACGACTAACATCTACTTTGTTGTCTCTACTACCTAACTCTAATTTAGTAGGGTCTCCACTAACCGCAGCCGATGGTATAGAACCTGAATCAAGAGAGCTTAACTGCATAGCACCCATAGCTGCTACAACTGCTGCAAGTGCAAGACCTGCATAGATGTTACCAGCAGTAGAGATAGCCGACATAATACCAGTAGCTGTGTTAGCTATGATAGATTGCCTTTGCATTTTCATATTCTCTTTTTGCTTTTTAGCTTCAAGTTGTGCAATCTTCTTACGAGAAGCCTCAGACTTACCGTCCTTCTTCTTCTCCGCTGCTATTTGGGCATCAATATCTTTTATTGTCTGGCTAGACGCAAAAGACGCTATACTAGCTGCAGCTTGTATACCCATTGATACAGAATTCCAGGCACTCTCACTAGATTTACCTACCTGGTCAAGCCCCACCACAAACTGCTGTAAGCTATCAAACATAGAACCCATAGCAGCATCATTTTCAGCCAAAGCATTACGAGAAGACTCATAAATAGACGCCCCTACTTGTTGGTTATAGGCTAAAAGCTCCTGTTCGTTCATAGATACTATAGACTGTTGATTTGTTCTAGCTAAAAATAGCTCATTTAGTGATGCTTCTTGGTCTAATCTTTTTTGTATAAGATCGCCCTTCATTAAGGAGATCTCTTGCTCCTTAGCTTGAGAATCTTCCATGTCGATAAGTCCTTTTTTACGTAAAGTATTTAGCTCCTCTTGTCTAATACTTATCTCTTGAGTAAGAGCTGCAATATCTCCACCACCGCCAGCATTCATCTCCTTACTACGCATACTACTTATGGTTGAATCAGTAATTCTACCAATCTCCGCAGCTTCTATAGCCGCACGTTCCCGCTTAGTCTTATTGATTTCCATCTCAAGACGTAAACGTTCATCTGTAGCAGCATTTCCTGCAGGAAGAAGAGCTAATTCTTTTTGCAGATTATCCAACTGCAACTTATTTAATGAGACGGCCAAATCATAAGAAGAAATAGTTGAAGAATACCCAGAACTAAATTGTCTTTGCTGCAATTCTAATTCTTTAGCAAGACTAGCTTGTTCTAGCAGTTCTTGGGAGATTTGTCTCCTAATTTCTTCTTCTTTTAAAAGATTAACATTGATCGCAGATTGCGTTGCCATCATCTGAGCACTTGAAGCCCCTGCAACTTGCTGTCTACGTAATGTAACCTTTAAAGCTTCTGTTTCGAGTTTCAAAGTATCCATCTCTATCTGAGAGCGTGTGGCACCAGCTTTAATTCCATTTTCTGTCACACTTAATTGTCTCTCAGCTAGGGTAGTATTGGCTATATAATCTGCTCGCATAATTGCTGCAAGGCTAGATACGCTTCCAATTGCTTCCTTAGAGAACCCTGATAACTCCTGAAATGAAGTACCTGGAGCATTTTCCTGTAATTGAAGAGCTGCTTTATCAAGCTCCACCAGTCCTTGAGTTAATTGTTCAAAGGGTAATGTGCCCCCCTTGGCAGCCGCAGAGATACTATCAACAGTCTCTTTGAAGTTCTTTTGAGATTTAGCATTCCGTACTGCAGCAGCACCAGCCATAGCCTGCTCTTCAGTATACGCACCAGTAGCTTCTCTAGCTTTCTGTAGGATATTATAAAACTGAGAGAAACTATCCTTAGCTTCTTTAGCCGCCTTATCGCTCAACCCCATAGACCTATCTATAGCGTTAAATATATCTTCTGCCAGCATAGCACCAAAAGGGTTTGTATAAGACATAAAATCTAATGCTTCATCTAAAGGTTTTTTAAAGTCTCGTCTAGCCTGACTACCTATATTTTTTCCTAACTTCTCTAAACCTCTAGAGGAGGCCTGTTCCATTGCTAAATAGGCATTAGCTATTGCACTTGGGCCTCCTTCCTTTAGACCGGTTTCTATAGTCTTAGAGTAATCCTGTAACTCTTTAACCGTATTAGAAGTTCCTCCCCCAAGCATATTAGATAGTTTAGTAGCCAGGGGGTCTAAGAAGTTCGCTAAATATTGCACCCCAGAGCTTGCAGTACTACGTATTGCGGCATCTAATAGCTCCCAGCCATTAGCCTGTAAGTAGGGGTCTACTTTACCCTGCCTTATCTCAGATTCTCTAAGTACAGCGTTTAAGTAGGCCTGCTGCTTTTGGTAGCTTGTTAGAGCCGTAGCACTAACTCCAATGCTTTCTGCATATTTATCATAAGCTTCTGTCAGACGAACAGTAATACCTAATTCATCTAGTAGTTCAATTTCCAGCTTGGACACACCACGAATAATACGGTTCAGTGCGTCATTCATATCAACACCTAAAGCAACTGATGCTCTACGAGCAGCCACAGTCATTTGACTGATCTGTTCTGCTGTAAATCCAAAGGTAGATGCCGATGCCGCCTGTCTTAAAGCATTTTCGTAGCTTACCGCGAAACCTGTAGCCTCCTGCAGATCTCTGGCGATACTCTGGATGGGTGCACCAACTGAAGCCCCCATAACTGAACCTATCTGTTCTAACCTATTTAACTGAGCACCGTCAGATAGTACACGCATAGCCTCACTAGCAGCAAAAACGTTGGCAGCTATAATAGCATAAATACCAGGAATTGGGCCAGCGAATTTAGCTATATCACTAAAAGATCTAGACATATTATTACCCTGTCTGGTCATGTTAGCTAAACGCCTATTTCCTTTCTCCGATGCAGTGCCTACTCCAGTAATACCTTTGGATGCTTTACGACTACTACGCTCCACACCCTCCATAGATTGTTCTAGCCTTTCTAATGAGTTTACTAATACATTAGTATTATCATCCGCTCTGCTCATGGATCTCGAGAAGTTGGTATTTAGATCATCTTGTAAGGCTGCTATATTACCTATAAGATCTGTAATAGAATCTTCTAGGTCATTGAAACTATTCTCTATAGAAGTTAAACCCGGAGCACGTATGTTAGACATCTCTGCGTCTAGTCGTTTAGCTTCTGCAACTATTTCTTTAATAGAATCTGGAATAAGCTCCAAACGCTCCCTTAGAAGGTCAGCGCCTGCGGCACTATTTTCTAGATTGTTCTGCATTTTTTCTAGTTGGTTACCAGTAGCAGTAAGACCTTTCTCCTTTACGTTGATAATCAACTCTTTAATTAACTTGTCATTTCCAGCCATTATATTTCCTTACAAACAAAAAAGCCTTGAGCAGAAAACTTCTACCCAAGGCAACCTCCTTAATCGCCTTTGGAGGAAATCAGGCTCATCACTTTCTGTTCAAATCTTTCCTAGCTCGCATATCTAGTATGCTAATCAATTCTAGGATGAATTTCTTATCTGAACGATCTTTGATATAATAAATATCAAAAAGTGTTTCTATATTTGACATAATCTTTCCCTTATACCTGGAACTACCATCAGGTGCTATAATAATATCATCCTGTAGCATACCAAATATTTCCATAGATATCTCTACTAGGGGCGGGAAATCAGTTATATCTGGAGGACATTCGCTCATATCGGGAGCAGGTGCACCCAACTCAAGCATTTGCTCTCTCATTGCAATAAATTTTTTCTTATCAATACCTAATGATGTATTGTTTAAATAATCATTAAAATATTCTTTTGTTTTTTCTCTTAGATTAGTTACGAAAAATGCTTAGATTACGGACGCTCTCCGACACCCAACGCTCAAACTGCACACTTGCTCGGAAAAGAGCAACAGCATTATCATGAGAGTATTCTACATCTGCATCAGGGTCTAAGTCACCCATATCAATAAGCATTAGATTCTCTAGATTAGCTACTGTAAGCCCTTGCCAACCCCTAACGGCTGCACGAACATACTCTTCAATATATTTATCATGGTCTAGGTCACGGTATTGGATACCATTTTCATCCATTTTTCCTACTTGACAATCATTATGAAGCTTACTTAAGCGTTCTCTAGATAGGTAGGCTAATTTAAGTTTAAAACCTGGGATTGAAGGAAATTCTTTCTCAGCAATCTTAGTATCAAGTTTAATCTTATTAAGTTCGATCATTTGTACTTCTCCTTGGCGATTTATTTATTTATAGATATTTTAATTGGTTCTATATTACTATGTTTTATATCATAAGAGAGTTGAGATATCTCCCCCTCACTTATCCGTTTAGTTACTCTGGATTTAGGGATGCTTAAAGATACACTGCCATTACTAATAAATATATCTAAATCAGATACTGTATTAATATCTATAGAATCAAATCTATTATTTAGTATAATATTAGCGGAACAATCTATGCCAGTTATAATAGGCGTATTGGGTATACCCAATTGTCCAGTATTGAATTGATTACTACCCTCAGATAACCACTCTACTTTTTTTGTGATAGTAAAACCAGCAGAACGTATATTAGGGAGACTTTTTGCTCCTAGTATACAATTTATATACTCAGGTTTTAAATATTGAGGTGTTTTTAATCCATTTATAGAAAAACTTCTATAAGGTATTTCTTCTAAAGAAGAAAAAGAAAGGGAAAAAGCCAATCTATTTAGAGATTTAGGAGCAAAACCAAAGTCTAGGCTGGTTACTATGACTCCACCTAGTTTTAAAGCTTTATTAGAGTATAAATCATATACTACAAAATCTAATAGAGGTGTCTCCTTAATATCTGTAAGTATATTATAATTATATTCTAAATCTTTTTCTATACCAAAATGTTTAAGCAGAATAGGCAAAGCGTCACATGACAGGTCTAAAAATACCTCTAAGGAACCAGAACCTGTATTATATCCCCTATTAACTACTATATCTGGGTATTTTAAATTAAATTGGTTTTTTCTACTAATAGTTTTTTCTTTTAGAGTTTGAGTATAGCCAACACTAGAAGCGGAATTAAAGGGATATAATATTCCGTCATTTAATATTCCTACTATACTCCTCTTTTTAATCAAATAATTGGCTTTTAACATAAATTTACCTAAAAGAGGGCGAGGTGATTCCTCGCCTTATATTATTGGAGTGTAATTCATATCACCATTTGCTATAAAATTGTCTACAAGTGTGGTATTAGCATCATTAGTATGACTAACTACGATAGCATCTGAAACTGAGAAGTCAGAAGGAATCGCCTTAAACTCTAGAGTAGTACCAATAACATCTTGAGACTCAATAGCCGGAGCAGACATATGACAAGTAGGTAGATGAATAACAGTTACTGGATTTTTCTTACTCAATTCAGTATTTAGGTTATTAACTAATCCATCTGCTTTAGTAGAGATACCCCCAATACAAACAGCGACGTCGAAGCTATTCTTAACCTTTCTTTCTGCCTGCATTTTGTCTAACAAATCACCAACATACTTATCCGGACCTCCTGATCCTCCTACACGAAGATAAGCAGTTAGAGATCCAGTGACCTCAAATGTACCTGTGAATGAACCGATTGCTTGGTCAAGACGAGACATTGTATCTGGGGTCAGATATGTAATATTGTTGTTGATAGTAATAGAACCACCAGTAATAGGAATAGTATATTCTTGATTATCAGAGTTATCCTTCATCTTAATAACTGTCAGCTTGTTCTTCAAGTATGTAGCTTGAACGAATGTAGCATCAGAGAACTTATAGTCTGGGGATTCTGGGTCAAATGGTTGACTCGTCATTCTTCCTAGAGTTGTTCCACTACCTGACCAAGCAACTTGAGAAATGTTTGTAATATCAAATGCAATTTCTGCTTGACCTACTTGAGCATCAGAAATTTTAAACCAAATATCCCCAGTCTTAATATATAAAGTACAAGTCTCTAGAACGTGGGCTTGGTTTTCCCCGAAACCTACTACAAAGTTCTTTGCGTTAGCTCTAACAGCATTTGATTGATTAGCGATATCAAAGGTTTTGCTACTTGCTAAACAGTGCCATAAAATAGCGTCAGCAACAACTACGCCGCCATCATCTTCTATAGCATCTCCGTTTAAATCCGGGTCCCAGAAAGCCCTGATATATGTTGAAAAGCTCCACTCTACAGGGTCTAGAGCGTCATTAAATCTATCAGAACCCCTAGCAGGTACTGGACCAGCCTCGTCAAGGTTAATATCACTAGAAGAAGTGGATTGACTAAAGCTAAGGTCACTTTGAACTAGGATTTCTTTGGTATTTAGAGGTGTAATATCTGCCTCTACTTTTGCTGTACTTACCCAAACTCGGGCATTACGTAACAGTTGAGCATTACTCATTATTTATCTCCTAAGTATATGTTTGTCATAACGTATTCTTACCAAGATCTCCCCGAAAGCCATAGGGTGTAAAACCCCTTCATCAGTATTTACACTGAGTATTTCACTGTCGGTTGTAACCCCTTCGAAAACTTGACCAGAATTATTAATACTAGTATATCCTAAAGTCTGATTGTCATCAATTATATTTTCAATATCCATAATGAGAGATTCTAAAGATCCCTGTGCATCATCATGATCATTGACAAAAAGTCTAATGTATACGTCTAAATATGCCCAGATTTGATTACTAGGTAGATACTGTCTTGTACCAACTCCTGGAGTCACTGTACAAAACGGAAAATCAGAAATCTCTTCAAACGATAAATTTTTATTTACAACATTTGAATAAAGATTGGAAAAGCCTGATCCATCTACTTTGGTTTTTATCAATTCTACTAGAGAATCTACTATACCAGACCTCATATTAATTGTACCTCCAAATTATATTTAGTAGTATCAACCAATGCATCAAAAGCTCTATACATTGCCTCACCTATTATCTTTCTAGGATTTCTATGAAAAGATGCTAAGCCTCTGCTGTTAGGCCCGGCAGGGTCAAATGTAGCATAAGGATATTTCATATAAGTATATGATACTCTAATTATTTGTTTTTTAGATATAACAGACTTACCTGCAATTACACTACTAACTGAAGTACTAGAAATAAATCTACCAGTTCTATTATGTAATTGGGGGCCATTATCAGTCATATGTTTCATCATTTCAGCCCTCATCATTGTCTCTAATAGAACTGTAAAATTATTAATAGAAATAAATCTACCAGTTTTTAACCTAATAGAATTTATTCTATCAAAACCAATTTCCTCTGCATCACTCTCTTCTTCTGTATAATCGAAGGAGCCTGAGCCAGAAACTGATTTTTTATAAGGAGTATCAGTAGAAAAACCGTATTTCTTTAATACAGCACCTACTATTCCTAAACTCTCCCTATCCATATAGTCGCTAAGTATATCCACATATTGGGGCATCTTCTCTTCTATATAAGAAGAAGGTATTGGCTTCTTAAATTTAAATATAGCAGTAGAAACAGTAGGATCTCTCCTACTATCGGATATAGTAATTTTATATTGTACTGAGTTTTTACCATCCCCACCTTTCTCAGTAAAAACTTTTTCCAATATTGATCTAGCAAAAGCAGATAGACTCATATAGGTCTAAAAGGTGCTAGCATGGCTATAACATGGCGGGGTATGTTATTTGTGGAAGGTGTATAACTAACACTTTGGGTTCCAGACCCTACAGAAGCTCTGTATTGGTCTTTATAATAGTGTGTAACTAAGTTATATGCAGCCATCTTTATAGCGGCCGGCGTAGCGGCCGGGTTCTGGTAAGGAGGTACTCCAGCCTTTATAACTATAAAAGGCGAGAAAGATACAGTACCTGTCTCTACAAAATCTAGTACTACATAACCTTTACCACTAGACTGAATTTCACCCCATGTTAGTTGACGTCCATTAATACCTAGAGGTATACTATCCTGTAATCGAACATCTTTAAATATATATTCGGATTCTATTCTAAGTACTTGAGTATCTTTATTATATGTTTCTTCGTAAGCTAAATCATCTGGATATTCTAGATATGTTCTTAACAATGAGTTGACACCATCTATAATATAAGATAACTTAACATCAGAGTTTGGTGAATTTATACCTTCCACCTGCTTATATTCATCCAAAGTTACGAATGAAATTAATTGTTCTGACATAATTTTCTCCAATAAAAAAAGGGCAGAGCATAAAGCCCTGCCCTTTCGGCAATATTAAGTAATATTAAACAGCAGCGTAAGCAGCAGTTGCAACACCTTCACCATCAATCAGACGGTCAAGGTTAACACGCTGAGTTACATAGTAAGCATCGCGTTGCTCAGAGGCACGACGTTCACGCTCTACAGTAACTGTACGCTGACGTGGGACTACGAAGTTATCCTTATAAACTAGAGCAGCGAATTCAACATCTACAGCTTTAGCAGGGAAGTAACTAGAAACCACAACAGGCATACCATAAATACGTCCAACTTGACCAGTCAGTTTGGTAGCTTGACCACCAACTTGGCTCATATCTTGGAACTCCTGGTCTTCAATCAGATCATAATAGGCATCCATAGAAACAACCAGAACTAGCTTAGCTAAATCTAAACCACGCTGACCTAATTTACGACGCATTTCGTGAAGCATCTTGGCAGTAACTTTAACAGTACCGTCTGCTTTAGCAGTAGTAACTACTTTACGACCATCAGCAGCAGCCATAGGTAGCAGACCTAGAGGCTTACCGGAACCATCACCAGTCATAAATGCATTTTCAATTGCTTTTACGTGAGACTCGATTAGATGACGACGGATGATAGGTAACAGAGGAACGATAGCGTCTTCTGGAGTTTCATCAGTCATATAAGCCTTACTTGCAAGCTTAAATGTCTTGAAGGTCTTTTCACCCATCTTAGCTTTAACTTCATTACCAGTAGTAGCAGTAGTACCATAAGTAGATGCAGCAACCCATGTAGCAACTTGAGAATCAGGCTCAATCATCATAGTTAGGTTTGCAGAAGTCATTGGAAGCTCTTCGAACAGGTCACCAACTACTAGAAGCTTCTGAATATCACGAAGGATACGCTGGGAGAAGATAGTCTCATAGCCTTCACTAGAAACTTCAATAGAAGAACTAGCATTTACAGCTTTCTGATGTTCTGCACCATACGCTGTTTCGAACATATTCTGTTCTGTGATATAAGATAGTAGAACTACGTTTTCTACTGCCTTTTCAAATTGTTCTTGGTCATTACCAAACATAGCTTTAGAAATAGCATTAGTTGCAAAGGTATCAGCACCAGAGCGAGCAGCCATTACTTGCTTAATTTCGTCTTGCAGACCAATAATAGTATTCTGCATTGCTTCTACTGTGTCAGCAAAAGTGGTATTACTAGTTTTCAGCGACTCTTCCAATGTTTTAATTGTTTGATTAGCTTCTTCTAGCTTTTCTCTATTAGCACCTACAGTTTTCTCAATAAGAGTTTGAATACGTGCTTCTTCTTCGGCAGCTTTTTGCTTAGCTAGTTTGTCAGCTTCTTCTTGCTTCTGCTTATTTAGAATATCATTCAAAGTTGCAGAAAGCTGATCTACACCAAGTTCTTTACGAACCTGAGCCATATCAATAGGTGTGTTAGTACCAGGCATATTATCTCCTTTCGATAAAATATTTTACGTTTGTCTATAAGATATAGTTAGTATATAAAAATATCTAATGCATGTAAATTAATTTTACAACATTAATGTTGGCCATTAATGAAATACAGTAACTTCTCCAGCTCTGAATTAAATACGGGAGTAGTATTTTTTTGGGTAAATTTCTGTTTTAATTCTGCAAAATCAGCAGCGTTTAATGATTTTTCTAGACTAAAAACAGAATCTTGATTACAAGGAACAGAAACAACCGAAATTTCTAGAAGCTCTAAATCTGTTATCAGAAAGCTTCTAGTAGCTTCGTCATACTGACCATCTAAAGCACGAAAACCAATACTGAAAGTCTTTAATATACCATCTTTAATAAGATCATAGATTTTACCAGCAGCTTTGCTAATATTAGCAACAACCTCTAGTCCTTCTGATGTTACATTAAGTTCTGATACTGTTCCGATGGGTAACGTATGATCATGAAACGCTAGTACTATAGGGTTTTTCAGATAATTAGATAGAGCATTAGTAGTTTTCCAAGTATCTGATGGAATAATGTCCCCAACTCTATCTCTGCTAGTAGTGTTAGCAAATCCCCTAATAGTCAGAGAATCATCAGCAGTAACTGTAACCGACTTAATGGAGGAAAAGATCTCTAATGGATTATTCATCTAAGTCCTCCTCAGCTATCTCAGTAGAGTTAATTCCTTTCTCTACTACAGGTACTGTTGGTTCAATTTCAACACCACCTGCTTTTATAAACTTAAGATAAGCGTTGCTGAAACTATACCAGTTGCCAAACAATTTATTAATATATGTTAGGTTAGGAAGTCCTTGTGTTGCATAGAATACATGACTTTCAGGTAAGCTATCACCTATAATTTCATGTACCTTCTTAAAAATATCAGTTTTTTCACTCATTATTATCTCCTTCTGCGGCCGGTTTACCACCTTCTTGGCCTGATACACCAGTAGCGGAACCTGAAATATTTTGTGGAATACGAATCTTAGTCATTTCGTCGCTACCAATAGGTTCCATACGTAAGATTGCCCTACCTTCATCCCCAGTAGCTATACCATTGTTTACTATAGAAGTAACGTATTCAGCAAGCGCTTTTCTATCTGGAGAAAGTGCCATAATTTCATCAGTCATAGGTTTAATATCTAGACCAAAGAAAAATTCTATAGCTGATTCAAATTTCTTGATATTAGGTATAATAGACATAGAATATAGTAAATCTATATTAGGACGCAAGTTAGCGTTATTACCAGAGTCTAGTAATATTTCCGGTACACCCATGGCGGTACAAACATTCTTAGTTAAGTTCTTTTGGTCTTCAGTAGTACCTAAATCTTTGAAGCCATTGGTAGTTATAGGCTTAGCCTTAAATCCTGCATCTAATACTAGTACATTTGTCTTACCCGTTCTAGGATTATACCTTATAGCTGTTTCTTCTTCGTATCTTTGCTTATGTTTCTTACTTAATAGTTGGTCTGTTTCAATAACTAGACCTATAACAGCCCCGTTATCGTAAAACTTCTCTTTAAACTCCGCAAGCTTTTTAAGACGTTTAATATCATCTAAACAAGAAGATAACCTACCGAAACCACTAGCCGTGACCGATTGACCGTAGTAAGCATTATCTTTTATATAGATAATTTCATTAGGCTTAAATTCTGTTTTACCATATTTAAAATGGTTAATATATTTTTTCTTATCTAGCACTACTTCCACATTAGCTGCAGGTATATGGTACAATGCAGAACCATCCCAGTATATAAAAGCTGAACCTTCCATAATAAAATCAAGGAATAGAAGGCGCTTAAAAGTACTTATATCCATAAAAGGATTAGGTCTATGGTTAAGTAAGGAGCGAAGTTTAGATTGCTGTACATTAGTTGCATAAGCTGTAAAACCTAACCTATCCTTGACATCATAGGTAACTTCCGCAGCAGCATCTACCCAAAGGTTAACAATCCTATTCACTACAGCTATTTCTCTATAGGCTTGAGATAAGGTATAAGGATCTTTGGTAGTACGTCCACCACCGGGTTCCTCATTTTTTATTTGTGGTTGGGCAGGGTTTAGCTTAGTATAAATCTTTTCAAAAATTCCCATATTTACCTCGTTAAAAAGTTGGTTAATGGAACAGCATCAACACAATATTGCGTTAGACTAGCAGGTAAGCTCTCCATATAAGTGCCTGATTTTTTAGCAAGAAACTTTTCATGTTGTTTTTCAACCCACAGTCTTTGTTTAGTTGCTGTTTCAAGTTTAGGTTCCACGCCATATATTTTATGCAGAAGTCTGTGATGGTTTTCGCATAAAGTAACTCCATCTTCTACCATTTCGTATTCATACTCTTGATAGAAAGCTTCTCGCATTTCTAAAATCTGTTCTTTAGTGTCTACTTGTACACCAGTATTTTCTATATAGTTGGTTACTAGTAGGGCTACAGTATTATAGTGGTGGAACTCTAACTTTTCCTCAGTATTACATACAGCGCAGCAAGTATCTTTTTTATACTTACTCTTAATACCGTCTCTAACCCACTTAATAACACTTCTTTTAGTATTATTAGTTGCCATAATTGTTCCTCTTGATAATAAATATTATGACCAAATTTAGATATAATGTAAAGTCCAAATTTAGCAAAAGAAAAGCGCAAGGGGATAAATCCTTGCGCTTCATTGTTACCCGTTGTGTGAATAAATACCGTACCTCACAGCATCTGCTAGGTGAGAAAAAGCATCGTGTAAAGGGGTTTCTTTAATTAGATTTGGTTTTGGATCCCAACGGTAGTTAAGGAACATACCAATAACTCCAGAACACTGATGCCATACTTTTATCCTACCAGAAGCAACTAGCGTAGCTATATGGCCTAGACCATCTGCCACACTCTTCCTAGCAGCGGCCGAAGATATATCATAGTCAACAGCTAAGTCCGCCCTAAATTGAGCAGCGGCTGAGTCAACAAATATATAATAAGGATCATATCTTTCCTCAAATTCACGAATAACAGCAGCATGTACAGAAGTAACAGTACTAGCTTCTTCATACTCTTCCATTATATAATAGGTATCTGTATCCTCATCATACTTGATAGCAACCATAGCTGTAGGGTCACGGAAACCTACGTCAATACCTAGAATTGATTCATATTCTTCATTATCCATCAACCTGTTGTATAACTCTAAATCATCAAAGGTATTCTTTTCTATAGTAAACTCTTCGTAGATCTGTCCTTCGAAGGTTGCAAAGTCAGCCTCATACTCTTGCCTAAAGAATGCTGAAGTATTATTTTGTCTAGCCTCTTCGATATCAGATTCTGTTGCGCGAGGGTTATCTCTATATGTTCCATGTATAGAACACCAAGCACTTTGTGAAACTTTCTCACTATACCCACGCATATAGAAGTCGTAGAACCAGTTATTACCACGAGGAGTAGAAATAAACAGAGCCTTACTATTAGGCTTATCAAGAGTAGGTCGCAACTGGATGCTGAAAGCATCCCCACCGACGGGACTGATGGCGGCCTCATCAAATATAATCAAATCATAAGAACGACCAACAGCAGAGTCAGCCTGACTAGCAGAAGCCATCTTTATTAGAGTGCCATTAGATAGCTCTATCTCATTATCTTTAGCATTTTTACGTAAAGTCTCAATACCAAAATTTCTAATAAGATCATTAATTTGAGACCAACCAATCTTAGTAAGAGAATAGTTAGGACATACAATAAGTACTTTAGAATTTGGTTCTAGAGCCTTTAGAAACCCCAGAGTATATGCTATAAAAGATTTGCCCACACGTCTGGATACACAAGCAGTAACAAAACGTATATCAGGATGGTTAAGAGCATTTATAATACCGATCTGAGGTTCGTTAGGTACAATAGGCCCGTGTGGTGTAATATCATCCAGTTGAAGTAAGTTTTCTACAGGGAAAGAGAAGAATCTCTTCTCTAGTCCATAATCTACTATCTCTTTAGTATTAATAAAATCTCTAGAAATTTTCATTATACACCCTTACCATTTACTAATCTGGACATAAGCTTATGCATATTAGCATCTCCAGGCACATTATTAATATTAATCTGAGTGTTATTCTGAGTATTTGGGGCACCTGGTCTTAATACCTCAACCTTATGTTTTTCCAAAGCCATCTCTCTCTTAGTAACCATATCTAGAATCTTTTGATATTTATCTAATAGTTCTATGATATCTAATTCAGTTCCTAACCCAGACTCTTCTATTTCTTCTAGTTTTCTGTTTACTATCTCATCTAATACAGAGAATAGTCTATGTTTATTTCTAAAACCAGACTCCCTAAATACTTCTCTAGTATATTCTAGGACTTGTGGGGTATTCAATATTCTACGTACTTCTTGCTCGTCTATTTCTAGAGCAATGGCAGTCTTTTTAGGATCCATACCGTTAGTCAGATAGACTTCGGCAATCCTAAGCTGTTCCGGTGCAATTAATTCCGGCAACAGGGCATCATCAGGTACTAATTCATTCATAACATCCTCCAAAAGTTGTTTTATACCTAATTATATAACTTATATTGATGATTTTGCAAACAATAATTAAAACACAATATCTAATATAAATGAAGAACTGTACTACATCTATATTAAAAAATTACTAGGCAAGGTGCATTACTTATGATATTATTATTTAAAATATTATTTAATATAAAAACTATAAGGGGTTTTATGAAATTAGATAAAAACGTAAGAGATGAATATGTATTAAATAACTATCAAAAGTTAACAAACAAGCAACTAGCGGAAGATACTGGGTGGTCTGAAACCACAATAAAAGCAATTAAGCGAAGACTAGGGCTTGTTAAAAGTAAAGCTAATATAGAATTGAGAGAATTTATACTTAGTAATAAAGATACAGAACCTAGAGACATAGCCTTGACTCTTGGCATCAAAATAGATACTGTTATTGATACACTTAAATATCTAGGGTTGTACATACATCCCACGATAAAACGTATAAAGAAAGAACTAGAGGATAAATATATAGTAGAAGAAAGCAATATAGTAAATAATAGAGATAAAGTAACATATACCTGCAAGAAATGTGGAGATACAAAATCTAGGGCAGCAAGATTTATTCTTCAAGATATTACACAAGGCAAGGGGGTTTTATGTCAGTGTGAATCTGAATTAGAAGACTTTATTAAAGAAGAACTAGAACGTAAGAGAAAATATATTATTAAACAATATAATATGAGATTAAAAAATCCACAATTCCTGGGGTTGTTAGATGATAATAAGTGTTTGGTTAGGTGTTTAAAGTGTGGAAATATTCATGAGATTAAATGCACTTCTTTTAAATCTAGAAAATCTCCGTCTTGTTCTAAGTGCCATTACGAGGATTTTAATAAGAAAGAATATTATATAAATGAAATAATATCTAGAGGGTAGACTCTCCATATATAAATTCAAACACAACTATCAGAGTAAGGTGCAAGAATGGACATATCAGAGAGACAACACCATACAATATAGTAAAACATAAATGTAAATTTTGTGATAAAGAATTTCCAGAGTTTTCGTTTGTATACCTAATGGGTGTCGAATGTGGGCTTACAAAGATTGGAGTATCTACATCAGTGGGGCGCAGAGCACGAGAATTAGAATTGGAAAGTAGTTTAGGCATTCATACTATAATTATGGAGTCTCAGATGAAAACACGGGAAGCCTACAAATTAGAGAAAATATTACATACTAAATATAAAAAGTATAATGAAAAACTGACAGATAAATTCGGAGGATATACGGAATATTTTAAATTGTCAGATACTGATATACAGGAAATTGTACATATTATGTCTAAAAACACTCCTTAGTTCGGATAATTTTCTTGTATAGACCGTCTGCGGTGGAGTTCCGCTTCGTTACAGAAATGTTAAGTCTTGTAACCGCCCTGTTAACAAAAAGTAAAACAAATGTTAACAGGGCTTTTGTTACAAAAACTTTATAAGAATGTAAGCATAATTAACCTCATGCCGCCACCTCTAGATCACTTTCGAAAGCTTCGATCTGGTTTAATAGTCCCATCGCTTTAAACACGTCCCTATAATCCAGCGCATCTTCGATCCCTTCATTATAGCCCATATCATAAACGACCCGCAACAACTCATTAGTCTGGATAGCATCGTGACAAATAAAGCCCATTTCACGAGCAACTGCCAGTACTCCCCCATGGTCATCATATACCGAAAATTGAGCCATAACACCATAACGATCTTGCAACCATTTGAACCAGTGCCTCTTATAGTCGGCATCCCCTAGGGAATAAATGCGCCTAGCCTCATCCGCATGGAAACGCTTAAATAATTGATCCCGACTACAAGTAAGGGCGGCTTTTAACCCATTTTGGCGCAAATAAATATAATCGCTTTTAGTCATTCTGCGGGCAGTTACAATCACCACTGGCGCGCCTGATTTGATCAATGTTTGCATGACTGAGGCTAGCGGCAGCAGTTGATCTTGCATGATGTTTTCATGCGTTTGCTTGGCGCGATAGCTGCTCAAACATAGATCGCCATTCTCTTTGTATGGTGTCCTATGGTCGCTATCTATAACAGTTTTATCTAGATCAAAAATGCTTATATGTGTCTGTTTCATTGTTTAAACTCCTTCAATAAGGGAATGTTTCACGTGGAACAAACCGAGCCAGCGAACCAGCTCGGAATGTTAAAGTTTTGTTAAGCGGGGAACTCCTCCTTAAATAGCAATTGCTGAGCACCATTTGAAAAAATAATAGCATCTGCCTGTGCCCAGCTCGACGCGCCCAGCCTGTTATAGCCTTGATCCTTTCGTGCAGTTACTCCAGCGGTCACTACGCGACCAATTAACGCCGGACTGTGGGTGTGACCAGTAGCCAGCACAGTACCCCACTTCGAAAAAAGTTTAGGACTACCAAAAGAGCCATTCTGACCCTTATGACCATGCTGTGACATCTCGCAGCCGTTTTGCACCTCTGACAAGTGACCCCGACCAAAGCGAATATTTTCGGCCAAAGGTTCAAGGCCGCTGAGTTGGCTTTCAAGCTGGATCGCCAGTTCAAGAGCGACGGCAGAATCCTGATCGCTGTCGATAGCTTCACACACTGCCCAGTTAATCAAATAGTAAAGTTTGGCGTTAACGGGATCCGTTTTAGGGCTGTAGGTCTTATCATCTAGCCAAACATCAAGCGCGGAATTATGGTTGGATTCGGTCACATAAACATCCGGCACGATTTGTGCCAGTTGGTTTAGTTGGCGGATAACCTGATTCAATTCATACAATACCGTTTGACCCTGCGCACTGTAAAGGTGCTTACCGCTGTGGCGGTTATGGTGTGAACGGCTCGAGAAATGCAAAACATCTTCGACCGCTACAAAATCAGGCCGGATCTGGCGCAGTAGTTGGATCGTGGTTTCCCAGCAATTGTGGTCAAACATCTCACAATGCAGATCCCCTAATTTCATGACACTAGGGCCATATGTATCGTGATAGATATCTCCTTGCGAGTCGGTCGGGATCACATATTCGATCCGGCCTTCGCGGTACTGTAAGTTAACAAATTGAGTCCCGCTGGCCGTCTTATAGACCACCAGACCACCAAAAGTGTGATCTGTTTCAGCCTCTGAGCCTGCGCGGCCTCTTATGTAGTTGTAGTCAGTACAAACACCAGTTGAAACACCCGCGCGGATCCCAGTATCGGGTAGCATTGGCATCATTTCCACTTGTTGTTTCGGGCTGGCTACAATGGTAAGGCCTTCACCGGAGTTGAGTTGTTTGGCAGCGTTAACAGGTAGCTTGGCGGTCGGCAAGATGGCAGCGTCAGCGGCTAGCTTGGCGGCGGTATTACTGAATAAGAAAGTATCTTGTAACAACAAATAATCTGCCAAAGCATCATCAAATCGCTCTGCTTCTGACTTTTTGACGGCGCTGAATGCGTTTTTATTGTAGTACACTGGCAGCACAACTAATCGAGCGCCAATGTTTTCAGCTACGCCTTTGAGGGCTTCCAAACATCCGGCATTAACTGTCGTATTGTTTTGCGCGGCAGTTATAACGAAAGCCTGACCATCTAAGATCGGCAGATCATCAAGGCGCGACTGTTGCTGTCCGATCATGGTATCGGCAGAAGGTTTTTTGATAGCTTGGCGGGTAGCAGTCTGTTTAACTGGCTTGTTATCTTGCAACCAGCTAACAAGATCGGCGGCCTCAAATTCACCAGTGAGGCCATGATCTTTCACCAACTCTGCCAGAATATCTTCAGCACATTCAAGGCGGGTATCGCGTTTGCGCTTGCTGTAGAAATTAAGATCGCTAGCAATAGCAATGGCGGCAGTATGAAAAGCGGCGGCAGCGTTTGAGAATTTTCGCATGTTTTAAACTCCTTATTTAAGGGATAATGATATTCGCAAAAGGCACTCAATAGAATGCCTTTTAAGATATCACTTAGCTTGCGGATACTTCGATCAAGGGCTGATCATCTTCAGTAGCATCCGAAAACTTGGCGTTGATAGCGTCCACCAACGACTCAAGGCCGGAAATATTGGCCTTATCGAGTGAATCGATCGCGTCAACCTCGATCCCCAATCCGGCAGCAATAGCGCGAACAAACTGAATTTTTGTTGGCCTGCTGCGAGTAGTAGCGGCTGGCTTTGGCTCCAGCGTGACGTAAATGCCATCGCGATTTAGCTTGCCTCGTATAGACTTACCGGAAACGGCGCCGATTTCGGTGGCAACCTCGTTTAAAAACGTGTCAGCGTTGGCGGCCTCGTTTCCGTCTGCTTCCAGCTTGGCAAGGTACAATTCAGCAGCTTTGGCAGCCAATTCAGCGTTCCACTTGAATTTTTTTGGGGTAGTGTTTTGCTTTTCCATGATTCGGATCCTTTTAAAAAGTTAAATTAACTAGGGGCTAAGGATTTAACCCGCAAAGGGCACTTTATTCAAATGCCCTTAAAGAGTCAACCGATTAGCTTAGGTTCAGCTTGGCTTCCCGGACACTTAGAGCTATACAATACATTCCAGAATTTTTAATAAATTCCAGAATGGCTTTTGTAGCAGCATTCGGGTGTTTCCAATTAGCACCATTAAGCACCAGCAGATCAAATATGGTGCGCGGCTTCGGTGGCTGTTGCTTGTTGACCTTCGCCATTTCTCGCCGCACAGCGGCGCGGTACTGGCGTAAATTTTCTTGGTCTTTCAAGCGATCACCTGTCAGGGCTGGCGGAAAGTTTTTCTTCCCAATCTTGAGATCGCGAT